TAAATGCCCAACCGAATGGTACAACGACCATAGTCAGGATTATGTTCCAAAATAACATTGGGTCAATGCTTTCCATGCTAGTCGGCATCCTCTATCTTGTTGCCTTCCTTGACCCACTCTTGGATTGCTTGGTAGTGTCTGTTGTTAGGGTCTAGTGGTACAGACATTTGTTTATTTTCTACAACAATATTAATAGAACAATTTTCGTTTGTTCTTATGTCTCTGTAATATTTAGCACTTGTAATATTCATTTTCTCTCCTATAACTCGGCATCCATAATACATCTTTTATCATCTTCAATATAAATATTACCTGCATTTCCAACTGTCATTCCACCTCCACCACAAGTCCAATTTATACCTCCACCAGTATTAGTCATTCCATTTACACCAAAAGCAGTACAAGCTCTAGTTGAAGCACCCTCAATATAAGAGAAATCACCAGAATCTCCTGTAAGTGTAACTGTAGGTGTTGTCCTCATCTCTACTGGAAAACTAGCATAACCGATGGTAAGTGTACCATTGTAAACAGCGGCAGGCATAATATAAGGAGTGCGTGGACTTGATCCTGTAGGTGGATTCATATCAAAACAATACCTCTGACATAAAGCTAGTTCTTCCCCAAATGACCTATGCTCAAATGGAGTACCATTTGGATAATCTCCCACTTCTAATTGCACTCCAGTGATATACCATTCATTGTCTGTGCTAGAAACTAACCCAAAGTTGGTTGCATTTCTGTCTGATGCAGACGTTGCTTCCCAACTTGAAGGAGTTGCTCCACTACTATAAGTAGTTCCACTATCAAGCCAAAACTCCAAAGCCAAACCTTTGGAATTGTCGTTTGTAATAACCCCTGTAGTATCACCATCAAAAATTAATGTAACAAATTGCCAAGTGTTAGAAGCAGATATTGTATAAGTTTTGCTTATCATTCTTGTATTGTCGTGGTCACGAAGATTCACTTGACCAGATGCAGTTTTATTTGATTTTAACCAAAATGACAGAGTAACCTTTTCTGCACTTGAAGTACCTTTTTTAAGTTGCTGAACATCTTGACCCTCTATATTGTACTCCAAAAACAAATAATGGTTGGCTGTTAAAGTAGCTGTAACATCACAAGAAACTTTTAAACTTTTTGTAAAACCAGAGCCAGTCGGTGCTTCGGCAACTTGTTGAAGGTCAAATTGTGCAGTGCCACCTAAACTAAGATAAAACTTAAATCTGTCAGTAGCAAATGTACCACCACTTGCAGATGTAATATTTAAATTATCTGCACCCCTCTGTGCCACTTGCATTGCACCATTGATAATAATATTCCTTCGCCCACCAATCTGACTATTGGTTAGGACTTCACCCATCTTTGCTAATTCTGCTGCTTTGGTCATTTTATGTATTTTTTCCCATCAGTAATTGCTTTGTCTACTGCTGTCATATCTTCAGTAGTCCAATAATCTTGAGCTTTCATAATCTCTAAATGCTCTACATTTCTTTTTGCACATTCCTTTTTTTCTTCTGTTGAATAAAGTTCTCTTGCAGTTCCAGAAATTAATCCATTAATAAGAGCTACACTATGACCCATAACTGTATAATTATGTGCTATTTCCTCTTTTGTAAGCTCTTCTTCCATCTTACTTTTCCTCTAATTTTTTTAATCTTGCTTCTAGTGCATCGTTTTTTGCCGATAATTCTTTTACTGCATTAACTAAATACCAAACCATATTATCTGGGTTTACCGAAAGACAACCTGTGGTTTCTTCATTTACCATATCAGGTAATACAGTTTGAAGTTCTTGTGCTATAACACCTAGTTGAACACCCTCTTTATTTATAGCAGCATGAGTTGGAAGTTCAGTTATTTCATCTTCTTTACGATATTCAAAGTTTTTAACTTCGACTTGATTGATAGCATCTAGTCCTACTTTATTATCAACAATATTCTTTTTGATTCTTCTATCAGAAGTTGTTGACCAACTTGATGAGTTATTACCTTGATAAACTGCACCATCATTAGGACTTATAAAACCAGTATTAGAACCTTTACCAACTGCGTGTACACCCATCACAATACTGTAATTATTATCTGCTGCCGCAGTATCAGTTTCTCTGCCGATTAAAATATTTGCTGTTCCAGTTGTTAAACCAACACCACGCACCCCATCTCCAGTTTTAGCACCAATTCCTATATTTGAATCACTAATAGTCACATGAGGTAATGCTCTATAACCTATAGCAACACTTTCATCGGCTGTAGATAAATCATTTAAAGTTTGATAACCCACACCCACATTACTATGACCACTGGTGCAACCAAAAAAAGAACGATATCCAAGACCTATATTTGCACTACCAGTGCAAGTGGCATAAAATGATTGAGTACCAATTCCAATGCAATCATTAGCAGTTGTTAAACCCCTAAGACTTTGGTCACCCAAAGCGACATTTCTCACACCACTAGTAGCACTATATGCTGCTCTATATCCGATAGCTGTTTGTGCGCCATCTTGTGAGGCAGTACCTGCTTCATAACCAATAAGTGTATTACCACCTCCAGTGGTCAACGCATCTCCTGCTAAAGCACCAACTATGGTGTTTTGTGTTGCAGTTGTTATCTCTTGACCTGCACTTCTACCAATAGCAACATTGTAAGAATCTGTAGATGATGTAAAATTTTGATTAAGTAAAGCATCTCTTCCT